TTTGTTAGTAAAAGTAGTAAAGTCAGGCTTATTAGCTCTTTTTGAATTGAAATCTGTACCTTTAGCGTACTCAGATCCAAATACTAAAATTCTAATATCATCGTCACCATCTACGAATCCAGCGTTAGCTAAAGTGTCTGTAGAATAAGGTAGAACAGTAATAGTAGCGCTAGCAGCAGTAGCAACAGATACATAAGCAGTAATTGTTTGACCACCGCCAGAGATTAATACTTGATCACCAACTCTAATACCATGGTCAGTTGTTCTTGCAACGCCATCAATATCGTTAGTAATATCAATAGTACCATCTGCAGCTGTGTTAACCTCAGCTCTATAAGATAGATGTAATCTACCCTGCTCTGACCAAATAACTTGATCAGCTGACATAGCTTCTTCAGCTCCTACTTGAGCTAAGAAACCAGAAACAGTACGTTTTCCATAAACTTCAGCTTCAGCTTCCACTAAGTCTGGAAGATATTGCTGAGCCCATCCGTTAGTTTGGATGTCTAAATAATTGTCTGATAAAGTCTGCTGTACTGGAGCAGCTTGAAAAGACGTTCTTACAGTAATTGCCATAATTAAATGTTTTTAAATGTTAAATAAATTATTTTTTGTTTTTAATTTTAACTTTAAAATCATTGGAGTTATTGCCTAACACTCTGTATTTAAAACCATCAGCTTTAAAAGTATCGTGCTCTTGTCGTGCCGTCATACTGACGTTTTTGCTTTTAGCAACACTATCTTTCAAAGCGTCAACTTTTCCTTGCTCATAAAAGTGTTTAGCGATAGCATCTGCGTTCATTGCTGTGAATAAAGATTTATGATAACCCGCTGCATCTGACATTGTATTATCTTCTGCCAAAAACTTTTTGACGAAATTATTAATGTCGCTTTGAGTTGTCTTAACCTCTTCAGCATTTTTAACATTAAACCTATACTTTTTGTCTCCGACGTTATATTCAAAACCTTTGAAATCGTCGTTAAAAACTTGATTAGTTTTTCTTTGAAACGTAAGTTTAGCTTTATCTGCTATCTTTCTAGTCTCCTCAGATTCTTTGTTATATCGATTAAAAAAGTCCATCGCTTTCTGCGCTTCCGGCGTTAAGCGTGATCCTGCTTTAATCTCATCGTAATATTTAGACTTTTGCCCGTCTAAGTAGGCCTTGGCTTCTGCAACTTGCTCCTTGAACGCCAATTTTTTTCGTTTTATTTCACGATCATCATCTACGTCTTCATCGTAGTTGAACTTATCGTCCATCATAAAATCTATTTCTTCAGCCGATAAATGTGGCTTTGTTTTTTTATAATATTCTTGAAGAGCCGTCATGTTATCTAATGATTGAACATCTTGGTTTAACATTACGTAATCTTCTATTGTGCCGCCAGTTTCGTTCATAAAGTCTACCAACTTTTGAATATTTTCTGGTAGCGGTTCTCCTGTAGCTTCTGCTTCAATTTGAGCTTCTTCAACTTCTTCAACGAGTTCTTTTAAAGCTTCTGTAGGTTCTTCAGGTGCTTCTTCAACAACTATTTCTTCAAGAGCGGGTTGTTCATCTTGAACGGTCTCTTCCCCTTGTGATACTTCTTCAACCACTTCTTGTACAGTTCCGGGTTGTTGATCTGTAGCCATGTCTGTTGTTTCTTGCTCTTTATTGGCATCTGTTAAATCTACTTTAATTACATCTTCTTCAACCGCTGGTTTACTAAGATCTACTTTTACTACATCACTTTGATTTGTAGTTTTTTTAATTCTTGGTTTTTTAATCTTTTGTTTTTCAACTGTATTATCTACAGTCTTCTCTTTTTTGTTTTCCATAATATAAAATATAAATTAATAATTATCTAGGTTCAAACCCACCTAAATCGAATCCACCTAAAACATCATTTCCAGCAGATTCAAATTTCTTTGGAGTGGATCCACTTTTTCTTTGATCTATAAGTTCACTAGCTTGTGAGGCTTGTATTCTAGTTCTTTCGTCTTTTCTATCTTCTTTTTCTTTTTCTCTAGACTTCATACCTTCAACCTCAGCTTGCTTTAACTGCATGTTCATGTTGAACTCCACTTGCATTAGTTGCTTCTTAATTTCAGCTTCCTGTTGAAGCTTTTGAACAGCTAATTGAGACCTCAATTGCTCTAATTGAGCTTCGTTTTGAGTCATTAATTGATTCTTTTGCACTTCTATTTGAGCTGCGTTTTGAGCGGCTTGAGTATTAGACTGAGTTTGCAATTGAATATTTCTTTCTTGCAACTGTTGATCTCTAGCTTGTTTTTGCTTTCTTCTTATTTTTAATAATTGATTAGCTAAGCTAACGTTTCTTATTTCTCTAAGATCTATAGCGTCTTCAAGATCTATATTTTTCTGAGCTAATGCTACCTGTATATTGTTTTCAAGTATTGCTTTCTCTTCTTCATCTGGAGCAAGTTCAATAAATATACCAAAGTCGTATAAGTGTAGCTCAGACATTTCTTCAAGCGTAGCTACATTGTGAGCTCCTATAGCTTGTATAAATGCGTCTTTAGTTGGAGAGTATTCTATTATATCAGATATACGCAGCGACAATGATTCCGCAACCTCTGCTGTTAAAAACAGACCAGCTTGCAATATATGTCTTGTTGCTGTATTTGAGTTTGCCGCTGCTATTTTTTGTATACCAACTAAAGCGTTTTTATCTGGAGTTGATCCATCACGAGCTTCATTAAGTCCTGTCGTGTCACGAATCATTTGTAAATAATAGTTGTAATTAGCTATTAAACTTTGTAGTTTTTGTCCACCGCTACCGCTTCTTATTTCTTGAATAGGTACTCGACCTGGATTCATATCGCCGTCAGCTGTCATTGATCGACCAATAACAGAACCTGTTTGGAAGAACATGTTTAAAGCTTCTTGTGGATTGTAGTTTGTTCCGTTTCCTAAATCTATTTCAGCTAAACCATCAGCGTCTAAATAAATACCATCAGGTATCATACGAGACATGACTTGCTGTAGCTTTAAATGCGTAAGTTGTATCATATCCGCAAAACCAGTGATACGACTAACTAGAGATTCAATGCGACCTTTATACATTCTTGGAGCGACAATACTATAGTTCATTTTAACTTTAGTATAATCACTTTTTGGTCGCATCATATTTTTAGACAACTCCCATTTAAGCAATTTATCTGTGCCAAGTATTAAAGCGCCTTCGTACAACACTTCTACTTGTTTTTGAAGTTTTGTAAAGTTAACCTCCATATCAGACGGAGGATTGAAAGTATCGTCTTTTTCTATTGCTTTATCAGCACCAGTAGCTGTTTCTTTAACTTTATATACTTCATTCATATAAGTTTTATAGTTAAAGTACAATACTTTTATTTTGTTGTTATCTTCTTCGTTATACACTGAATAATTATCAAATCTTTGATAACCTGTATTTTTTGCTAATTTCTCTAAATCTTCTTGAGATAAGTGTGGAAATTCTTTTACAAGTTCATTAACAGGTATAGATTTAACTTCACCAACATAATATATATCATCAAAATATGGAGACTCAGTATAAGAGTAAATTAAATCTGCTGGATCAACATATTTTATTGTTACGCCTTCTGATGTATTAAATTCTGTTTTTACAGCTCCAATACCTAAAACAGTTAAATCATAGTAAAATCTTTTTCTAATAAGATCATATTTATTACCGTTCATTAAGACATTCAACGCTTGCTCTTCTGCAAGTTCTACAGCCTGCTTATAACTAAGCTGCATGTGCAAAGCTAATTCCTCTTCTGTTTCAGGTAAAGTGCTAGGATCATTCTCGTACATATTAATACCAAACGCTCCGCTAACAAAATTATTGAAGTCTTTAGTCTTCATGTCTCTAAGTATACTTTCCATATACTCAGTTCTTTTTGCAACACCATAAGGATCTTGTGAATAAGCTTTTATATCATAAACTCTTTCAGACATGCCATTAACTACAATGTCTACGAATTTAGGTATAATAGGCACTGGCTTCCAGTCTAAGTTTAAATAAGATAAATCACCGTTAATTGATAATTCATCTTTGTATTTTTGTACTGATTGCTCTCCTCTAGCGTAAAGTCTTAAATTGTGAAAGTTTTTTTGATTGTGAGAATACAAACTATAGCTAGCGCCTATTCTACCGTGATTGTCAGAATACCATTCGCTTTCTATAGCTTTTGCAACTTTCAAACCATAATCATAGCTTATTTTTTCTAAATCACTAACTACTTGACTAGGGAAATAACTTCTTGTATTAATGTCAGCCATATTATTTTATTATTTGTGAAGAAAAGCCATCGTTATTATATCTAGCCATACTCACGTTTAATTTTGATTTTTCTTTTTTCATTACTGGAGTGTACAAATGTCTATTACACGCCATTATCGCTAAACCACTACTAATAGAAGCATCGTGCTTAGTTCTTTTATTTATATCAAATTTAGCCCAGTCGTTTAGCGTTTCGTTAAAATACATCGTGCCATACGTTCCGTCTTTTAAATGCCCAACGTGATCGTTGATATACATTTCAATCGCCGCAGCGTGAGCTTGTTTTATATCTTCACTAGAGTTTGGTATACCACCAATTTCTTTTTCAGTTACAGATAATTTATTCCAAACTTTATCTGGTCTATTCATGCTAAAACTTCTATATCCTCTTTTTCTAAAATGATATAAAAGTCTTGGTTTATTATTTTCCGCTAATATTGGCATACCGTAAAATACGCATGCCATAAGTACATCTTCAAAAAATATTTCAGCGGTCTGTGGTCTTGCAATATATTCTAAAAAAAACGTATTGGCTGGAGCTGATTCCATACTAAACTTAGTTAGTCCATGAAGAGATCCGTTGGATCCTCTACCATCAACAGTACCGCTAATATCATAACTATCGCAGCCAAAAGCGCCAATATGTTCATTGCCTGGGTATTTAATTCCATTTTTAAGTATTACTCGGTTTTGTAAATTTCTATCTGGAACCCAACTAACTTTGAATCTACCGTTAGGATCTGGATTAAAAATTACTTGAGTATCTTTAATCCCATTAACCCATTGAAATGATCCAGTTGTTACTACGCCTGAGTTTCTGCTGCCTTCGTTGTAGTCTATTTGCTCGTATATTTTAGTTAAATTAAATAAACTATTTTTCGTCTCATCTCTAAAAGCATGTTCTTCTGTTCTTGGAAACTGACGATAAAATTCATTTAAAGCATCTTGGTCATCTCTTAAACCGTCAACTTCGTTTTCCCAATGATTTATTACGCCAATATCAATTAATTGATTGTCTGGTCCGTATACATCATGATCTGGGTTATTAAATACAGGGAGTCCGTATCTGTCAATAAATCCTTCAAAGTTCCATTCCATTGGTATAAACAGAGAATATAAACCAGACTTTGTTTGTCCATTACGATTTCGTTTTCTAACATCTGAATCATTGTAAAGCTTTTTAAAGTTATCGCCACCTTTGTCTAAAGCGTTTGAGGTTGAACCCATCAAACACTTACCTATAATTCTACTACCTAATCGTAAACAGGTTTTTGTTACTCTCCAGTTGTTTAATATATTGTCTGGTCTTTCCCACTTACCACTTTCATCGTGTACTAATAGATTTAATTTTTCACCGTCATAACTATTGTCTCCAGTGTTTTTCCAATCTATAGTTGTATCAAGTCCAGCTAGTTCTTCTTGCTTTTCGTTTGCTGTAATTTTTTTACGAGTGAATTTGCTAGCTGGAACACGATAAGCCAATTCTGATTTGGGTCTATCCATACCATCTTGGATAGGTTTGAAAAAGAAAGGATAATTAATCGATATAGGCACGACTTTATCGGTAAACATTTTTTTAGCATCAGCCCCTGATTTAGATAATATACCGAATCTACTATCACTTGATATTGTAGCTTGATTTACTGTTTCTGCAGACGACATAAACGAAAAACCACTACGTCTATTTTTTAAATAACACATACCGTAACATCTGGCGTCTGCTTTGCAAGCTTCCCAAAATATATAGAATAATCTATTAGCTTCCCTAAAGTCTGGAGCGCCTACGTCTATTTTACTCCACTGTAAATACATGTAGTGAGTTCCGGTAATATAAGTTGGAATACCATTGTTTTTAAACCAAAAGCCCTCATCTCTTCTTTTGAATTCTTCATCTATATAATCGTACCATTGCTCTTTTTGCTCTTCTGGATAAGCTCTCCAGTCGAATATACTTTTAAGTTTGCTTAATTCCTTAGGTTGATCAAACTGACGCCATCTATTTTCTTCGTTAGAATAAACTTCATTTGGAACAGCTGGCAAAGCTATCTTCAACCCTTGAATTTCGTATATTTCACCTATTCGACCAGTTTTAGATATAACAATTATATCATTATTTTTGTCATAACCATACATCCATTTTTTAGACTTATTAAGTCTTTTAATAGTGTTGATCTTAACAGGTTCAATTACTTTATATAAACTTTGCTCGTAACTCATTTAGATCTTCCTTCTGCAAAACCTTTAAACACTCTATCTTTTTTTTCTTCAGACGGTTTTCCTTCAAGTATACTTTCCTCTTCTTGTATACGATTTAATATTTCAAAAGCATCAAATATAGCTAGCTTTTTAGTCGCGGCCGCGTTCTTTAATCTATCAGCAGATACATCATCTTCAGTATTTGTGATGATTTGCTCTTGGGCTACTTTTATAAGCTCTTGAACAGCTTTATGCCCAGCTTGGATTATACTCTTCTTCGTTTCCTTGATATTCATATTTAATTGTAATAAACTTATTCATAACTCTGTATAATCTTTTACCATCAACAACAAATTCGTATGTTGAAAATGGAGTGAAGCCAACTAGTTCTCCGCCTTGAAATTCGCCGTCAGTGTACTTAACGATACCAATACATTGTTCTTCTTTTTCTTCAGTAAATTTATTGCGATTTTTTATTGGCTGTACAAAGCAATACCCATCCATCGCTTTCCACTTAGAGTCCTTATATCTACTCCAATTTTGTAATCTACGATAAGCAAATATTTGATCTTCTTTAACAAAGTATTTATTTTCTTCAAAATAGCTTTTACTATTCCTTTCTTTGCCTTTAACATCGTGCCATCTTCTAAACA